GAATTTGGAGCTTGTGCATCTCCAGAGAAATTATAAAAAGAATCACATAATTTGAATTCTTTATATAACTTAATTGCTCTATCTTCTGGTATAAAATTTTTAATTAATTTATAATTATTTTGTAATAAATCAGAGTTCATATTAAATATCAAATTAGAAATTATTGATCCATTGCTTTTTTAAGAGCAGAGAACCATACAACTGCTTTTTCTACGGGGAAATTATTTTCATCAATTTCTCCAGAAGTTAATTTAGTATAAACTTCATTAGGATCTAATTCATTTAGAATTTGCTCCAGTTTTTCCAATGAAACTTCTTCAGATTCATTATTTTTGCTTAATTCATTTAAAGATTTTTGTTTTTGAATATCTAACTCTTTTCTAAAACTTTCAATTTGCTGTTCAGCAATATCTTGAATAAAGGAGAAAGATTGTAGTTGTTTTTCCTGCAAGATATTTTCTTTTTCGTGAATATTATCTTCCAGAATTTTCTTCATGGATTTAATTTCTTCAACTCTTAAATTATAAAGTTCTTGTTCTCTTTCTAATTCATTAGTTCTCAACAGAGCAAATTCTTCATTCTTAAGTTGCTCTTCAGCAAATAGTTCTTTTACCTTTTCAATATTCTTTCTTTCAACATCTAGAGAATCTGCTAAAAGAGTTATCATTTGTTTTTGATAATCTAATTCAGTTTCAAAAGTACTCTTTTGCAACTCCATTTGCTCTCGTTCTTTTTCAATTCTTTCTCTTTCACTATTGATAAGATTAAGTTGAGATTGCTTTCTTATCTCAAGTTCTTTCCTTTCATTTTCTATACTTTGTTCCTTCAAATCAATTAATTCAACAAACTTTCTTTGTTCTTCTTGCATTTGCAATCTTTGCTTGTCAAGTTCATCATTTAATCTTTTATACCTTTCCATCAATTCATTATCACTTTGATTGATTTTTTTGATGGTTTCTGAATGCTTAAGAGATTCTAATTCTGCTTTTTTTTCAAATTCGATACGATCTAATTCAAGTTGTTGACGCTGCTTAATTAACTCAGATTCTTCAATTATTTGAGTATTTTCTTGCTCTAGTCTTACTTTTTCTTGCCTAATTTTTTTATTTTGTTCAATTAACTTCTCAATTTCTTCTCTTTGCTTTCTCTGATCTTCTATAAATTTTTGTTTTTCTGCTTCTTCTCTTTCAGAACGAAGTCTTTGCTCTTCTTGCTCAAGTAGAATTTTTTCTTCAATAACTGGAAGAGTTGCTGTGTAAGCATCAATATAAGGTTGTACAAAATTAATATCCTCAAGATCAATATTTGGATCTTGAGTCTTTAATTCAATATGACCTTTATCATGAATCCACTGAATTGCATGGATATGAGAATCTTCAAAGTCCCATTTTTCTAACACAATTCCATTTCCATCGACAATAATAGTTTTGTCAGTTGGTACAACAGTAACTCTCATTGATTAGTCTCCTCGTTATTGTTTGGTAGTAAGTTAGGTTCTTTATTATCTAGTATAGTTTTATCTTCAGAAGGTTCCATAAGTTGAACATTAACTCCTTGCGATTCAAGAAGGTCATAATACATATTTGCTGTTGCAGATAGAATATCTATGTTTGTTTCATTTGCTTTTACCATCTCATTTCTAAAAGATTCAACTGCAGAACTTGTAGATCTTTGTTGTTGAGAATTTTCGATGAGAAGAGTTGGCATCCAACTTACTGCACACCCCCAATGATCAATGTCTTTTCCAGTATTTGGATCCATACCACGGATATGCATATACCATGCACATTTTCTTTCGATACAATCTTTTTTAATAAGTGGACACCACTTGTGGTCTTCTTTTGACATGATTAATTTTAATATTTAACTACAGTATAGCAGATTTAAGTGAATTGACAAACTATAACGTCAATATATTGAACTCTAAGATCAATTGTTCCTGAAATTGGAACAGAATTCGCAGTATATGGATGATTATGTGCTAATCCTCCTCCCGCCAATCCACTTTGTGGCCCATTAGAATCAGTTCCTCTTATTTCTCCTCCTGGACTTAAAACTCTTTGAACATATCTAACGTTATTGACAACAGCATATCTCACAGTTAATCTATAAGAATTAGGTTGCTGAGCAGTTACTGGAACTCTTTGATTTACTGGTGTTCTAAAGTTTTGTACAACTCGATAAGTTCTAGGTTGTTGGAATGCATAAGGTCTTCTATAAGAGTTTGGTTGTTGATTATTTGCAGGATTTCTATTTCTTGCAGATACTCTAAATGGTGTTGTTGCTCTAAAACCATAAGGTCTTCTGAAATTATAAGTTACACCAAAACTATAAGGTCTTCTATAAGATATAGGTACACCAACGTTTCTTGTTACAGGATCTCTTCTAGTTACACGATCAACATTTCTTACAGGATTTCTAAACTGAAATCTTCCCCATCTAACTGGTTGTTGGGATTGACGCCTAACAGCATCCCTATTTACTGTTCTAAAACTATATGATCTTGGTTGCTGAAAACTTCTTGGTTGCTGAAAGTTTCTTGGTTGTTGAAAAGTATTTGGTTGCTGAAAATTCCTTGGTTGCTGGAAGTTATTTGGTTGTTGGAAAGGATATCTATTTCTGAAAGAATATGGTCTTCTGAATGATCGCGGTTGTTGACTATTAACAGGAACTCCAACATCAACTGCAACTCGCGCATAATTTGGTTGCTGTACTGTTCTCGGTTGTTGACTATTAATAGTAACTCTAAAGTTTACTGGTTGTTGGTATGCAGATCTAAAAGCATATGAAATAGGAACTCTTACTGCTGTTCTAAATGGAGAAGCTCCTGCAGACGCAGTAAAATTATTAAACGCAGATCCAGCACCATGAGCATGACTTGGAATTTGATCTATTGTAAGAGTAGTATTTCCTACTGTTCCTGCTAATGATACATTTGTGGATGATGCTACAACAACATTAGTAGAAGGAAATGTAGATGTAAAAGAATTTGTCCCTAAAGCAGTTCCACCAGTTAATCCATCTACAACTCTTAATGCCCTATTATTAATACTTATTAATCCAGTAGAATCTGTTGTTACTTGAGTCCATCCAGTAGGAGCAGATGCTTGATAAAATACTTCTCGGGTGCCTTGAGGAATAATTCCGTATTTTGATGCCAATGAAGTTCCATTACCAAATACTATTCCATTAGCATTAATTAATGCCATTTTCTATATTCTCCTTTTAATCAAAACTACAGATAATTACATCAATATATTGAACTCTTAAATCTATTGATGATGTAAATGGTGCTGGAGATCCTACGAATGGGTGACTGTGTGCTTGTCCACCTCCAGTATTTCCAGTATCAGGAGAAGCAGTATTTAAGTTTCTACCTGTAACTCCAGGTGATCCTGGACTTACAGTAACAGATGATCCAGCAGCATGAGAGTGACTAGGAATTTGCTGAATAGTTAGAGTTGTATCTCCTACTGTTCCTGCTGCAGTTACACTTCCACTAACAGTTTTTGTTAAAGATGGAAATGCGCTAGTAAAAGATATTCCTCCAGCACCAGAAACACCTCCAGAACCAAATCCTCCTCCAGTTCCACTAACAACTCTGAGTGCTTTATCGTTATGAGATGTTAATTTTGTCCATCCAGTAGGAGCAGATGCTTGAAAGAAAACTGCTACAGTACTTTGAGGAATAATTCCATACTTTGAGAATAGTGAAGTAGAGTCTGAAAATTGTATTCCAGATACATTTAAAATTGACATATTCAGTACAGACTTTATCTATTTATTTATTTATCTGCCTTTAAATTAAAGGCAATAGAAATTCTTTGCGTATCTTTCAAATTTGGAGTTACATAATGAAGAACATGTGATGGAAAAAGATATAAAGTTCCAACTTCTGGTAATACTAAATGATTCGCATATTGATAATTTCCTTCATACAATCCACATTGTTGAGATCCATCAGTTCTAATCAATTGTAAAGTTCCTTCATTAAATCCATCATCAATATTAGAAGAAATTTTTGGATAATACAATGCTATAATTTCACATCCTGGATGGGAATGGACTGCATTATAACAAAATTTATCATTGATGTTAATCCACCAATCACATCCATGCTCACTAAATCTTAATTTAAAATCATAATTTTGAGAGATATCATTTGCTGCTAGGATTGTATTAAATGCCAAATTTTGTATATTTGGTATTAAATCTCTTCTAATATCAAACAAAGAATAGGTTTGACTTTGCCATCCATGTATATTTGATTTCTGTACTCCTCGTGGATCATCTTTTCTAAGATTTAAACATTCTTCTAATATAGAGTCATTATCTATATCCAATTTAAACTTAGAAAAAAATGTAGGGAATATAATATCAAAAGAAGAATCTAATACTTTTAATTCGCTATATTTAATAGAAGTTGGTAAAATTTTATTTACATGAGAGTGAGTCATAATTTATTTCTTTATTTTCCATTTACGAAGAATAATACTTGATTAATTCTATAGTGGGCATCTTCAAAAGTATCTCCAAACCAAGTATTATCATGAATATACATTCCATGCCAATACTTATGTCCATCAAACATTACAAATCTATTATATTTAGCTTTTATTTTTAAAAGTATTTCCCACTCTTCTTTAGGAGTCCATGGATTTTTATGTTCATTTGATTGGTTTTTTACAGTATACTCTTCATTTTTAGGAAGGTAAATATATGTCCCTTCATATTCTTTACCATCATAATCGTTAAAGTAAATTATACCATTATATCCAGAATCATGATGAGGCCACCAATAATAATCTTTGTAGTTATTATTGGGACATTTTTTAAATCTAGTATAATTTGTCACTACTTCATGATCATAATCAGGGTTTTGTCCACACAATGCTCCTAACTTTTTATAAACATTAGACATTCCCTTATGTTCAATCATGTGCCTTCTATCTTCAAAATCGATCATATTTCTTGAAGGTTTTTCCCATTCTTTCCACACTGGTGGAGTCGTGCTATTCAAAAATTTAAATACTAATTCTGGATACTTGTAAAAGTTATCCATGTAAAATAACTTAGTTCCAAAAAAATCAAATATTTTCATATTTGAAAAATCATTAGTTTCAAATATCCATTCCGCAGATAAATCTATTTTCATAGCATTAAAAAATTTCTTCTAATTTACAATCATCTACACAAAATCCAAAAACCCATAAAATCCTTTCTCTATCTCCTTCTATTTCAGTTACGCGATGATTGTGTTTTGACACTACATACATTAAAAGGTCTCCTTCAGAGACAGGATATTCTATACCTTCAATTATAGTTATTCCACCAGACTTTGAATTTTGAGTTATTACATTGCAATGTAATGTATTTGTTCCCTGTATGTATACTGGATCAATATGATCCTCAATTAATCCTGGAGAAAATCCTATACCATTTACTATTCCATCGTAAAAAGATGGTGGATGGTCATAGGTATGAAGATTAAAAAAATTTTTTATTCTGTTTTGTACATTATAACATTCTTTTGGATATTTTATAACAACATCAGTATTTTTTGCAACTAACTCATTCTTCATCCTAGTAGTAAATCTAGTACCAGGATGAAGTGCGTCCATATGAGCATCTTTAAAGTATGAATTTTTCCAATTATTTAAAGTCCATTGATTTAACTTTATTATCTCATCATCAAATAAAAAATTTTTAACTATTTTTACATACATTATTAAACATCATTAGATGATAGATAATATTCTTTTTTAGGTTCTTTATCACAAAATCCACATTCCTCTTCTGGCATTTCTAATAGCATATTAAATGACATAATAACTCTTTCCTCATCATATTCACATGGACTAGTATAGTGATTTAAAAACGACGGAAAAACAATTAAAGATCCTTCCCTAATTCCAGGAGGCATCTCATTTTGTGGCCCACATCTTCCATCAGACGCAGTAATAGGATTAATAAAAACAGTTGGTGTATGATATTTTGGATTAAATTTCATAAACAAAACAGCACTCAATCCTGAAAGACCATGATTGTGAACAGAATGGTATTTTGTTTTTACAGATTTTTCAAACCAACTATTTTCTATTGAAACATCCATCTCATAAACTTTAGTAATGATTTCTATTTCATTGCTAAGATTATCCATAATACAATGTGTAATATCATCATAATTATTTTCAGAAAGATTATAATGATAATCAGTTTCAACATCATAAAGTGATTTACCAACACTTTTAAAAACAGTGTTATCACTTTTTCTTTTATTATAAAGATCAAAGAAAGGTTTCTTTTTATTTTCCCAATCTTGAACTTTTAAATGAAGAAGAGGAACTGAATACAAAGGAATTAGATAATCTGCAGAAGGATTATCTTCAGTTAAACCAATGTCAAAATATTTGTCGTAAAAAAGCATAAGTACTCTAAGCGTATGATAATTATAGTATAATAAAGGTCACTTTACAACTTTCCAATTTTCATCTTCCTTGAGTGACATCCAAAATTGATATGATTTATTTAGAGATTCTAAACGAACCTTATCTTCAGATTCTTCTAGAATACGGCAAGAATGAAATTCATCCATAAGATCGCAAAAAGTAACTTTTGCTTTAAATGAAACAGGAGTAACGCAAATAAACTTGGTCTTCATAATTTCTTAAAGTTGTTTGTTCAAACCTGACAAAGCAGATTCTAAAGGGTTTGTGGGCAGTCTGTCAAGTATTGTTGGAAAAGTTCTTTTTCCATTCGTGACGCCTCTTCTTCCCAAGGAAGATCTTCATAATCCCTATCGGAATAATCAATACCTTTCCATAATTGAAGAGATCCTTTATCTCTGAGATCTCCGCGAACATGTTGATAAACATGCCACATCTCATGGAGAATAGTTTGCAAATAATCCTCAAGTGTGAGATAATTATGTATCTCTATGA